CATTCTCCAGGGCGGTAACACGAGTAAGTAAATCAGCGTTTTGAGTTTCAAGCGTTTCAATCTTAGCAATAGCTTCCTGCAGTGCAGCAGTCAACAAAGGCACAAGTTTGGACTGGTCAATACCTTGATAAACAGGATTGTTGTCATCGTCAACTTCGTCTTGCGTTCCAGTGACAGCTTCAGGCACAACAGCTTGTGCTTCGTGAGCAATGAAGCCGTCAACCGTGGTGTCAGGATCCGCGATGAAGTTGAAGCGACGTACCTGAAGCTGATTGACGCGATCAATAGCACCAGTTAGGTCAACAACGTTTTCTTTGAGGCGGTGGTCAGAAGAAGTATTAAAAGCAGTTGCAGAGCCACTCGTGCTTATAGAGCCTACAAAACCATTGGGATTGGCAAAACTAAGGTGAAATGCTTGACTTGTGGATGTAGCGCCAGAGCTAGCGGTGTGATCGGTTTTGAATACTTTGCCAGCCTGTGTACCTCCTTCAATCGCAGATATAGAGTTCGTACCTCCGGTAAAAAAGTTACCGCTGGAATCGATGCGCGCCCGCTCGTTTCCACGTGTTTCAAACTTAATGAATGAGGTGCTTCCTGAGCCGCTTTGACCTGCTAATACAAGCGGCTGAGACGCTAGTATTTGAATTCTTGCTTCTGTTGATGATTGCTCAATTTGTAAAGGGTTAGTAGTTGTGCCTTCATTCAGCCTAATTGCAGCATCAGTGTCTGCAGGCGTCTTAATTTCGAGTGGTGCACCTGGGGTTGCCGTGCCAATACCAACATTTTGCGAGCTATCAACAGTAACAGCTTCCGTTCCACCAGTAACTAGCTTAAGTTCGTTAGTACCAACCTGCAGACCAGTGTCTGTATCATCCCCACTAAATCCAGGGTTTGCGACTGAATTGTCGCCGTTAATTTTAATAGTCATAATTAAACAATAGTCCAGGTAGATCCAGAAGGTACGGTGACAGTTGCACCGGAGTTGATCGTCAAAGGTCCAGCACTAATCACGTTTTTACCAGTGCTAATGGTGTAAGAAGTAGTAATGGTGTTGTCATGTTCGACAGCCCATTGGTCTCCTCCACCGCCAGTAGCACCGCCTCCAACGCTTGACCATGCAGTACCGTTGTAACCTTCAAACTGGTCAACGTCGTCGTTAAAACGAATCATGCCTGCAGCAGGTGTACTGTCACGTTGAGCTTCAGTACCTACAGGTAGCTGTGCAGAACCAGTGTCAGAAGTTTTATCAACAAAGTTGGTATCTACATAATTTTTAGTAGCTGCATCTTGTGCATCCGTAGGATCACCAACACCCGTAACCTTATTAGTACCCATTGCCAGGTCACCTGACATGGTGCCACCAGCGTCGGCAACAAAATTTGTATCTACATAGTTCTTGGTAGCTGCGTCTTGTGCACCGGTTGGGTCATCAATACCAATCAGCCTTGTTCCGCCAATACCTAGTGGGTCAAAGTTAACATTACCTGTACCACGTGGGTAGATTTCAACATCACTACCAAGATCACTAGTAATCTGTTGTTTTACATTAATACCGCCACTATTAGCATCAAGTGTTAAATCACCAGTACCTGTGGTAGTAATTGAACGATCATCTAGGATAAGATTATCAATGTTAGTTGTGCCCGTACCGTTTGGTTCGATAACAATATTACCATTAGACGCGCTGACAATCTTCTTACCGTTGACATCCAAATCACCACCAAGCTGTGGCGTTTCATCTGACACCAGGTTAAAGGCAATAGAACCTTCAGGAATGGTAACGAAACCAAGCTGCTGGTCTACTTCAAAGAACGGGTCATCAGTCTGGTTACCGCCAATCTTAAACTTACCGTTGTGGTCAGTAACTGCAGTCCAAACTTTACCGTTGTTGAGTTCAGTGATCTGTTTGGTTTCATCCGGTACACCACCATTTTCAGGCAATGCATCGTAGTCCATGCCACTACCAACATACTCCATAGTGTGACCACTAGAAGCAATTTGGGAACGAAGGAAGAACGATACGGCAGCGTTGTCAGCTACAGCGCCATTAAGTCCAAGGTTGGTACTACGGTTGTCAGGATCAGGACGACTAATAGTAACCCTGTGTCCACCAGTAATAACAGTAGACGACAGAATAGGATAGGTGACACTGTTGACAGTAACAAGCATGTTGCTCGCCGGTTTAGTTTGACTACCAAACCAACCTGTACCTGCAGTAACGTTATCAATGTCAAACGTCAGATCGCCGCTAGAAGCTGCACCGTTAACTGTTGCAGTAAAAATGGCAGCAGTAGACTTACCATCAGCAACCAATGCCTTTTCACCAAAATCAGTGGTAGAAGCAGCCAGGTTGGCTTGACCACCATTTAATGCTTTGATGTGATACTTGTTAAAGAAGGCGTAGCTAGACGTACACTGTGCATAACCATTGTTAGTAACAAGGATGCCAGGTCCGTTAAGACCAACGTGTGTATAGCTGTCTGCAACCATCGACCGCAAAGGACTTGTGGTCTTAGGCACAGAACCGTCAATCAACATACCGCCGCCGGTAGGAGCGTTAGTCAAGTCACCTGCAGAACCGCCACGTGGACGATGAGCCCGCAGATCGCTGTTGTCAATCTGACTATCAGAGAAGTTAGTACAGTTTTGAATATAAGGAGATTTGGTGATAAACGAATTGTTATAGAACGTAAAGTTCCAACCTTGTTTATCAGGCAGATCAGAGTCAATACTGTTAGTACCAGAGCTGCTGGCTTGCATACCAGTCAACGTCAAGTTTTGAATAAACGAACCACTGTTCAATTCAAACAGTGCAGAGTTGCCAGCATTTGATGGTTTTTCAGTTGCAACAGTTGGGTGTACAATAGTGCTACGCAATGCCATGCCAATAATAGACACGTTACGACGTTTGATTTGAATAGGAGCAGCTTCCTGATAAACACCAGCAGCCACGATCACGGTCATACCGTCACCACCACCAGTAACTTCAAGCTCAAAACCTGAACCGCCACCAGCACCAAGGTTAGAATCAGAAGCAGACAAGATGTCACCAATCTGATACTCCTCAAGCGTAGATGCGCTAATATCAGTAACTGCTGTCACAGCACCACCAGACACTGTAATGTCTGCAGTCAAACCTGAGCCAGTAGTACCACCAGTCAAGGGTACATCTTGATATGTACCATCAGTATAGCCTGAACCAGCAGTTTTAATAGACGTATTAATGTCTGCGTTAATATCGTTAATAGCCTCTTTAATGGTTAATTTAGGACCGCTAATACGATGACCGGTTTTTGAATCGTCACCACCAGTTGCATCAACGTAAATAACTTTATCTTGGGTTCGGAAAGAACCACCAGACGCAACATCTAGCCAAGTGCTACCATTCCAAATTTTAAGGGTTTGGTCGTCATCATTTTGCAACCAAGTCTTACCAACTTCATAACTGCTTTCACTAGGAGTACCAGTTTGTACAAGGGTATCGAAACGTTTAACAGCAGCAGATGCAGTAAAAATATTACTATCTGCAGGAGTTGGAGAACCAGAATCCTGCTCAGTTTTAGTAATAATATCGTCGTTTTTAATACGATCAAAATCTACAGAGTTAGAACCAATACCAAGCGTAATAGTGCCATCACCATCATCAGTAACGGTCAAACCAGTATTATCAACAGCAATATCACCAGTAATGGCAGCATCGATCATGTCATCGATTTTAGCTGTAGTGGCGATAGTAGTATCGTTGTTAGGGTTTGCTTCTGATGAAGTGACAAGATCTTCAGGCTTAATTTTATCAAGGTCAACTGACCCTTGATTAATACTAATAGTTGTTTGCCCACCCCCAAAGGTTCTTGTAAGACCATCACCAACAAGGATGTCACTTTCAACTACATGGTCAACATAATTCTTAACGGTACCTGTTGTAGGTACAGCGACATCATCGTCAGGAATCACATCGCTGGCTGCTGCCAGCTCAGCCTTAGTAAATGTATCGTTTACTTCGTCTTGGAACCGTGCGTCAAGTGCTGCAGTAGTAGCAATCTTGGTGTCATCGCTGACCCAAGTGTCACCATCATACAACGTATTGTCGTAACGGTCCCAGTAATAATCTTTTAGGTACTGATCAACATCATCAGGAATACCCTGACAGTTAGACTCTTGAATAGCATAACGGAGCTGTTCAAAGTTAATATTCAGATCATTAGACCGAATGGCAGAACCAGGGTTGAACAATGCCCGGATGTCGTCCACCTTAGTGATTCGACGAATCTTAACATTGTCAACCGTGGGTTCACCAGGATCTGTAGGAGTAGTCGGGGCAGGTGGAGCGGTCCCCGTAAACTCTACGATCGTTGGGTTGGCATCAGTAATCTGCCAAGGGTAGGTGGCATCTGTCGTAAGCTTCTCGTCGTATTCTTTTGTAGTCGCGTTCCAAAAATAAACGTGAATCTCAGATTTAAAAATATACGGGAAATCAAAAGAGAATTGTGTCTTTGACCCGTCTCCAGCTTGAATTGTTTGTACGTCAGAGCACGCCATAGTTAGTTAAATAAATTTACTTCCGTGTTTCTAGAATGGATGGATCAAAAACATCACCTGTAGTCGCGTAATCCTCACGCAGGTCTTTTTCAACTTGCCTTAGTTCAATGGCGGCATACATATCACCGTCCATCTCAGCATAAGCAATTTCTTCTGCTTCACGCCTTGCCTCAGACAAACGAGCATGGAGATCATGCCATTTCTTCAGAGACACTTCATCAGACTTAAATCCTTGGCTACGCAATTCACGTAGTTTTTGGATGCTATCCCAATCACCAGCGTCACGCATGATTTCTGTAATAGCGTCCTTAAAGTACTCACGCTCACCCATCAGACGGAACAATTCAGACCGTTCCTCAGGAAGCAGTCGGATGCCGTCTTTAGTTCTAAACGTAGTGTTGATGTCAAATTCAACAGCTTCCAGGAATTTTTCCTCAGGAGTTTGTGCAGGATGGATTTGAATTGGGCTGTATGCATTATACAGACGCTGCATCATTCCGTAACCATTAGGTTTCTTACCGGTAACAGGGCTATAGACAAAAGGTTGTTTAGTGTCAAACAATGCACCAATAAACCTGTTACGGTTGTTAAGTTGAGACATAAAATCAGCCTCAACCTCTAGCAAACCTTCACTGAGGATACGTGAAAAATCACCACGCAATGAAGCCAGGGGTCCAAGACTGTTGACAAAACCAGCAGCCCAACGGTTAATAGCAGCACCATTGCCGCTTGTCATATCCATCAACGGCTTGATACTAGACAATGTAGTACGGTTAGTGATAGCAGCGCTCAAGATGAAAGCCATCTTTTGGCTGAGGTTTTCCATCTTAGCTTCACCCAGACTATCAAAGTTATCACCAATGTTAGCCACAAGTGCTAGCCAATCAGCAATCGGTCCAAACTGAGCATAGGAATAATACTTACCATCTAAACCTTTGATGCTACGTGGTTTCCAGTTAGAGTTTTTAACACGAGCTAATTGTGTTTCTTTATCATAGAAACCATCACCTGTAATCCTGTCATTCATGACAAGGTTATAAGTACCGAGCATTGCAAGTGCACCGATAGCTTTCCGACCCCGTGTCATATACTTAAGATCAGCAAGACGTTCCTGCTTAGCAATGACATCCATGTTTTCAACATCAAAGTTACGTGCTTTCAGCAATTGATTAACACGGCTTTCATCTGCCAACAGGTCATTAAGAGGTACATAAGCAAGCTCATTGACATCACGTTGGAAAGGTGCCCAAGGACCATACTTACCCATAATATCAATGGTGTTCATTGAAGTTGCATTAAACATCATGAACGGTTTAGCAGCAGGGATGATCCTAGTTAAGTCATCAAGACCTCTTGCCATAGGTGTGTCGATGTTAAGTGCCATTTCAGAAGTAGCATACTTAACTGCGTCGTCTTGCAGCAAACCATCAGAATTAAACATCTGACTGTAGTACTTATCTGCAATAGGCTTGACGTTTTCTTTAGTAATAGGTTTACCAGAAGCGATCAGTTCGTCCATAGCACGGAACCTAGCTTCTGCTGATGCATTAAATACACCAGTCATACCGTCCATTGCAGTCATGGCGTTAGGACCAAACCGCAACACAGGATCCTTAGCAAGGTCATTAAGGAGTTCAATCTGATTTACAATGTATTGCAAACCATCATTACCTTCGGCTGATGCAGTAGCAGCAGCTTTTTTAAGAAAGTCCATCTCACGTTCTGACTGCAACAGCAGGTCAATACGTGTACCAGAACTTACGGATTGAGGATTGCGTGATGCACGCATAAACACATCACCAGCATAAGGCAATGCACGTTGCAGTGTTTCACCCAGAGAACTGTAAGCTACCCAACCACGTTGAATACCTTTCAAATCAGCAGACATCAAGGCACCAGCAAAGTGTGCTGTAGGTTGTGCAATGATACCACCAAAGTTACCGACAAGTGCTTTAACACTTGAGCCGATACCCAGGATGCTATTGTAAATGTTAGACCATACACCAGCAACAATCTTATTCTGTACTTCAGGATTTAGATTGACAATACCCTTACCAATATCCACAGTCATCTCATTAATCCACTTGTTCATCTTAATGATGGTGTCAATTTTACCATCAGTAAGTTCATAAGCAAGTAGGAATTGATCCATCAGCTGTGGTTGGTTAGCTGCAATCTGCCGCATAGAAGTGGCAAATCGTTCGGAATCTTTAAAGATGCGTTGTGCAACTTCACCAGCACCAAGTGCAGTAGCCTCGTTGTAACCTTCGATGTTCCTAAATCCATTCTTTACCTGTTGGATCAGACCCATCTTACGGTTCTTGTAATACTTAGCAGAAGCAGATAGCTGGCTAACATACTGAAGCATGTCAACAATCTTATCTTGTGCTTCACGTACTGCGCTAGTACCGTTCATCAAACGTGCACCCTCAGAAAGGTCTGAGACACGTCCAGAAAGGCTTCCAGCAAGGATAGACTGTGCTCTTGCTACATCCATACCTGTAAGCTCTTCTCCGAAGCTACGGAGCGCTTTAGACGCCATTGCAAACCCGTCTTCGACCAGACGTTCAGTACCATCTTCTCCACGAACAATATAAGGTTCAAGGACTTGACGTACATCTGCCTTAGTCATACGAGGATCAAACAATTCGATTGCAAGATCTTCATTAGCATCCATCACATCTTTAAATGTGACCTTCCAGTTTCTACCTTCCATGCCAATAGAACCAGCCTTATGTAGCTGATCAGCAAGACCAAGAACAACATCCTGTCCAGCACCAGGTGTGCTTACAGAATACTTGAGGGCAGGTTCAGAGATAACATTACCAAGACGTCCATGTACGGTATCAAGGTTACGTGCAATACGTGCGCTATCAATAGCAGCACCGACGACACCAAAATCATCTACAGTACGAACACCAAGCTCGGTGTAGTCGTACATGTCATGAACACCTTTGAGAGGTTGGGTAAGGTCAGGATTCCTGCTGTAGTTGTACATACCAACTTCGTCAAGAGCTTCCTCTTGTTTGATAGCAGCACGTGTAACAACATCTTCTGCAGTTTCATCTTCCAAACCTTTAGGAGGTTGATTTTCTTTCAACCATGCACGGGCTTCAGGTGTTTCACCGACCAGCTGGTTAGACTTACGCAAACCGGCGATGGTGCTTTCAGCAGCGGTAATAAACTTAGAGGCACCCATTGCCAGGTCAACAACAAAACCCATCCCGAGATCTTCGTAGATGTTTTTCTGTCGTTTCATGTCCTCACTGTCTGTATCCAGGGTAGCCATGCTATCCGGAATAAAGTCGTAAGTTTTAGGAAATCTCTTTTTAAGAGTACCAGCCAGGTTGTCTTCAGTGTACTCACTGCTAACAGCACCGACACCAAGACCAGCCAGGGCTTCAACACCTCGGCTACCGATCCATTGTACGAACTTGTTTTGACCAAGTGACCAACCAACACGAGTGTTTGCAGCAGTACCTGCAGCTTGCATTGCACCACCGAACACCATTGTAGGTACTACAACAGAAGAGATTTCACGTACTGATTGTGCGACTTCATTCTCAAAGTCATTAGCTTTAGGGATATTAACACCAGGGATTACATTAAGCACATCGACACCAAAGTCGGCAATGCCTTGCACTACGTCCATATCACTCTCAGCACCGTACTGCCTCATCTTTTCTAGATCAAGCGTACCGTCTGGTTTTCTAAAAGGACTGGTATCTACTGGTTGCAATCCTGTTGGTTCTTCTACTTGAGGTTCCGTAGATACCTCGGGTTGTGGAGCTGGTTCAGGCTGTTCTCCCGTGGGAGTAAGAGGCTCTTCAGATGCAAGCTCTTCGGCTTGTTGTTGGAGCTGCAGCTGAGCTTGAAACTCAGGAGACAGCTCCATTTCACCTGGATCCTCCCTAAACTGCTCGTTAAGGTCAAGTTCCATAGTTTATCTAAATGAGTTTAGTATCTCAATGTCTTCTGCTGTCAGCGGTCTCATAAGACCACCAAGATGCAGATGGGTTGCGTGAGCAGGATCACCATCGCCAGGTCCGATCACTTCTTTGAAAAGATTCATAGAACGAATCAGTTCTTTAAGTTGTCGAGTTTTTTCGATGGATGTATCGTAATCACCTGTTTGGTGTGTAATGTCAAATGCTTCACCATAACCGTGGAAACTGTTACCTGCATGTACAGGAGCAACACCACCAAAGTCAGGATGTTCGGCTACTTGAAAACCAAGTTGTTGCAGGGCTTGACCAGTTTGTTGATAAGCACCTCTGTTGCCCTCATAAGTCAAGGCATCAGTAAAGGATCTCTTAAGGCTGTTACCTGCAAAACCTGCTCTAAGATTAGAAGGTTGTGCAACAGTACCAGCAACCTGTTGTAAAGCACGGATTCTTTGTTTAGGACCGTTAATAGCGTTAAACAAATCCTGACGTTGTTGGTCAGACATTGTGCTATTAATACTTTTAATAATTGCTGGGGGTTCTAAAGGTAACAAGTTAGGATCTCCAAGTGCTGCAATTTGACGGTTGATAACCGTAAAAGGATCAAGACCATTGCCCATGCCAGTAACTGCAAGGACATCCGTAGGAACTACAAAACCAGGCTTACCATAGCCAGATACAATAGACACAATCTCATCTCTAGTAAGGATGCTTTCTGCTGTGTCTAAGGTTTTTTCTAATCCCTTTGCTCCACCACCGTTATCAATAACACTATGTACAATTGCTTGATAACTGCGTCTAGCTTCTTCGAATGCGCTTAAATTAGCTTTTGAGTATAGATTTGGAAATTGAGCAGCGCCGCCAGGTCCACCCGGTTTACGGTAAAACAAAGAGTCCGGGTCCTTTGACCTGGCTCCTGCTTTAACTTCATTTTCAATTTCTTTAGCTATTAACTCAGCTGCAGTGTTAAAGGCTGCTTGATCAGCATTGCCCCCAACACTTCGATCTACTCTTTTACGGAATTCAGCACGCATAGCTCTTTGAAGAGCTAAACTAGTTGCACTGTTAGGTTTTTGGCTACCATAACTGGTCACACCATTTGCAGTAGTCTTAAAGGCATCGGATAGGTCTTTGTAAACACCTGAGTTATACTTAGCCTCTTGCGCAGCAAAACGTTTTTCTAAGTCTTTACCAGCAGTAGCGTCTAGACGTTTAAGTGCGTCAACATGCTCCCTAAGGATAAACCCGTCAGGCATAGACTCAAGTTCTTCTACTTGTTTAGCTTTAGACTCTGCTTCAACAGTATAATTTTCTAGATATTTAGTAATACTTGCAGGTACTTTACCGTAAGTTTTTTTAAATCGATTTGCAGCTGATTCTACATAATCTTTGGTAGGATTTTGGATGATCAGTTCAAGAGCATTTTTCTCTGCTTCTTTGTAAGAAAGATCATCTGCTTTAATCTGTGCATTTCTATACTTATTATCGTCTTCCAAACGTGCCTGCAATATAGCAGCAAATCGTCCAGGTCGTTCTTTTGCATACGGTTTTTCACCAGCTTGCAACACAGTACCTGCCAGCTGTTCTGTACTAAACAAATACTTACCATCAGGACCACGCATTGTAGCAAGACTTACATACCAGTCATGTGCTTTTGCATAGTCGTTACCGTTTGCACGGCGGACCATTTGGAATGACTGGCTGATATTATTGCCAAACTCTGTAGGGTTTTGAGTTAGAATAGTAAGTGCGCTATCAGCATATCGCTGGTTTTCATTTTCTATTTCTTGCTCACGGCGGTCAGATAAAATAGATTGGTGGTGTTTTGCTTGAAACTCTAGAGCAGTTCTCATGCTACCAGGTTTAAGACTCATCCCACCTTCAGCTCTAAACCTATCAGAAACAATCTTAGACACATCTGTCATGTATCCAGCAAGTTCTGATGAGGTCAAAGGACGACCTAAAGTATCCTCTTGCTTTTTAATAGCTTCGTTAAGAAGTTGTGGGTATTTATATTGATAGAAAAATGCAGCCTTACCCTTCAGGATTTCACGTCTAACGCGGTCACTGTAGTTACGAGATTTAGCAACAACTAACGGATCACCACCTCTAGCTTCATACTCATCTAATTGAGATTGCTGCATTTCATCTAGAACATCCAACCCCAACTCATTACGAATAGTGTTTAGATTTTCATCATAGGGGTTTTGTAGATACTCTTCAAGAGCTTGGTTGATCGTCTTGTCTTCTTCAGCCTCAACATACTCTGAATAGGCTTTACCGGCAGACTCGCTAATACTTGAGATGCTTTGTAAAATAGAAGCGTTGTCTCTTTGATTTTGCTCGTATTGAGCTTGCTGAGCCCGTGCTTCCGCTTGAATGCCTGTTAGCTCTCGTTGGAAGTTTTGTGTTTGAATTTGGCGATTGGTCTCGCGCTGGCCTGCTTCTAGTCGTTGGTTTTCTTTTTGTTGCGCAAGGATCTGTTCACGATTTTTGATATCAGCGTCCCGTACATCGCGCATGTTTTGCACAACACGGGCGCTCTCCTCACGCATACGAGCGATGTTATCTCCACTTACTTGTATAGGACGAAAACCAGCCCCTTGAGCAGCCCTCCTGTATTGTACTTGTTTCATAGTTTTATGCGATGTTGTAAGTAGAACCCGGCAAAGGTGTGTACCCGCTTGGTGCAATTGGGAACATGTTGCCTGCGGACGTGGTTGGGTTTGAAACACCGCCGCCTACGCCGCCTCCACCACCAAAAGCACTGCTCCAATCCACACCAGCAAGCGACGAAGCTGCACTACCGAATCCAGAGATAAGAGGTGCAATTGTGCTTTGCTGTTGTGCTGGTGGGATATATTGTGGTGTAGCTTCCATTGGTGGCATGAAGATCGTTTCCGGTCCCAGTTCTGGCATAGGAATATCCATAGGCTTCATCGGTTTAATCATCATAGATGCCCTAGCCTGCATGTCTGCACCAAACTTTTGCAAAGTAATTGCTCGCATGTTGCGTTGAGATTGCTCAACAGAACTAGCTAGACTTGCATCTGTAATAGCAGCATTACGACCGGCAGCAGCTACTCTTGATTGGATAGCTTTGTTTCTTGAGACACCACCTTGAAGCATTGCAGCACGTCCTTCCTGCTCTAAGCGATCTACAAGAGCACCTTGCTTATTAAAGGCATCTTCTGCCTTTATATCATTTAGGGCAGCTTGCTCGGCTGAATACGCATCAGCTGCAGCAATACTATTAAAAACCAGCTGATCTTCTGTGTTCTGCTCTGATTTAGCATAACGTCTTAAAACATTGAGGTATTCAAAGTCTTGAATTGACTGGTCATACTTCCATTTTTTAATTGCAGTTTCGTATTGAAAAGCTCTATTGTTGTAATAGTTTTGCTTAGTAATTGCAAACTTTTCAGCGTTATATTTGTTGGTTGCTTTAGCCTGTTTTTTAGCAAGTTTTTCCTGCTTCTTTTGTGCTCTCCTAGCAGCAGCATTTTGCTTTGATGCAGAGCGGGAACCCATGATTCCGCCAACAATAGCGGTACCCGCACTAATAGCAGCGGCAACCCAGTTCATCTCCAAACCAGAGAAAGCCAGTTGATCGTCTAGGAGATTATTACTTTTTGGATTAAACATTAAGCCCTCCTATAGAATCGTTGGGAATAGTTACCTTCCCACATCATTGACACCAACGATACAGGATATGGATAATTACTTGTCACTTTAAGTTCAAAATTAGTATTACGTTGATGGATGGGTAAAGTAAATACACGTTCCTGGATTACAGGATTAGTATCACCTTGGTACTTATCACCTTCTGCTGTATGCTGTACATCCTTCCATTCGTTAGAACCATCTGCTTTCAGCTTAAACTGGATAGCACCAGTACGACCAACAGAAAGTTTAACCCTAGCAATAGTAAGTGCAGCAGTGTAGTCAGCTCCAGTACCTTGTCTTTGTAGATAGAACTTAGGCAAAACAGCCTCTAAATCATAACCATAACCAACTACAATACCATCAGAATAATCTGTAAAGTCACCTTTTACTTCAAAGTAATGGTACCCAGTTCCAGATTCAATACGTTCAATACCCTTAGCCCAGTAGCCTTGGTCTGAGTCTAGCTCAGCATCCGTACCATCATCTGCTGTAGGCACTGTAAGGAGCATCACGGCGTCCTTATCGTCAATAGGAGTGTATGGGACGTAGACCTTGGTAATGTCGTTTGTAGAGTCATATACAACTGCATCAACACCGACACCTGGACTTACAGGACGTGTAGCCATGTCAAGCGGTACGTTACCAGTAAAGCTATTCGACGTGGCAATAATGTCACCAGACGGAAGTTCATCTAGCTCAATAGAACCAATAGCGTATTCATCTTCAAACTGTGTTACAACAGTAACTGCATCATTAAGGATTTTGGCAGCCTGTACATCAGCAGGTAGCTCCCACTTGACCCAGGCTTGGAATAGATCTTCCTTACCGTTGTTGTAAAAACGATACAAGTAAAGGTACTTTGTATCACGGTCAACCAACATAATAAGAGAGTTGGGAGGACTGACAGTAAGATCATCTACAGTATCAGGAAGCCATTCCAAAACAGCTTTACTAATGTCAACTACTACCGGAGGCTGTTGCACGTCACGTAGAGTCATAGTAAACAATTTACTATAACCAGGCACTCGGCTGATAAACGCAGAAGCTGTGCCAAAATCTACAGGTCTGATGTTCTCAGCCATTTCATAGTTAGACAGCGTACGGACTACAGTAGTGGTAGGTGTCAAAACCCCTGACTCTGTAGTGTACACTTGGAACTGTTGACGTTCACTGAACATTAACAAGCCTTGTGGTGATGGCAAGACATCAAACAATTTAACAGGACGTACACTAGATACGTTCAAATCAATAGGATCTGAATCGATTTGAGTTAGCGCAGATTTAGCAAAAAAGTTGTAGTTATCGTTAGCAACACCAAAAATAACGTTATCTTCAGATAACATCCCGAACCTGTTGTTATAAAAGAAAGTAGAGCTAATCTTTTTACCAACAAAAGACGGTTTAGGGTTAGTGTTATCATCACCGACTAGGCGATCCTTATAAGTAATAGGACCGAACGTAAAGGTAGTAGCACCTGTATTAGCTAACTCGTGAGGCATGGTCGTATTGTCAAGACCAGGAGACGCATCTCGTGCAATGGTTTCTTGCCAGTAACCTTTACCGTCAACACCATCCTTAGCGACAAACTTCAGATAATAATCATCATCTGCAGAGTCACTGTTCAAAATCTTTACAGTATGGTTGTGGTATGATTCGACAGGCAACTCAGATACGTTAGTAACTTCATCTTGAAATGCTTCTGCACTATTGTTAAAAGTACCACCGACAACTCTTAGGGTAAAGAACACATAAGTAGCGTTTGCAGGTGGCTGCTGATCAAACACAACAGCATTACTCTCATTAGTTCTGCGGATAGTTAGACTATTAGCATAAGCATTGAGGTACCATTTACCGTTAAAAGCAGCGTTGTTTTCATTATGACGCTTTTCTATCAAATCTGTGATAGCGCCCCGAAGTTCATGTGAATCATGTGTACCAGTTAGAAACGAATCAAATGTTGCACCAGACTGGGCAACCGCAGTCTCAAGATATTTAGTACCACCTGAGGCACCTTGAATAGTTACTTTAACTTCGTCACCATTAGTCAAAGTCTTTAGTACAATAGTACCTTGTGATTGAGCAACAAACGTGTTATCTGCATCCATAGCAGTAGTAACCGTTTTGTTGGTGATGATAGTGGTGTCTTGGATACTACGGAAATGGTAGTCATCTTGACTGGTACCGGTCAGATAACCTGTACCGTTATTAGTTACTGTACAGAACGTACCGTCATCAGCAGTCCAAATGTACAAGTTTGTACCTTTAATGGCTCCAATGTAAGAGCCAGCTGCAGCACGGTCGATGAAGAACCAAGACGCATCTGCTAATTCAGATTTATTAAATGGTGTACCATCAGCCTTTTTCAGCACTTCAATATGCTTCATGCCAGGTCGTTTCAGCAGACCAAACGTAGGGTCCGGATAACCGTTAACACACTCAGCCAACTGATTAGCAAGTTTTTTGTCGTCAGTTTGGCGGGATACACCACCAAGAAAATTAGGGATCTGTTGTGTTACTGCTGGCATTAGCGTTGCAAGGTATGGAACGGTTTATAGCTGTTATAGTAATTTTCACCTTGTGGTTCACCAAAGAAGGAGAAGTCACCTTGATTGCATTCATACTCCATAGCCATAGCTCGTGCAAACGCTTCCTTTTGTTGAAGCATTTGGAACTGGTTGGCGTCACCCATAACACGGCTAGAGAAGATAGCAGCAGCACGTGCTACGATGAATGCTTGGATAGGAGCAGGGATATATTCCCACTCAAAATACCACAAGATGTCTGCCTGAACGCTATCGTCAGTCCACTTGTAGGTATGTTTAATACGGTCGTAGAGTTTACCTCCACGGTTAATACTGTCAAACTGACGGTTACCAGATCTCTTAGAAGAAATGTTTAGATCGACCTGAAGCATGTCATCAGGAATTAGGATCTCGTCGTTGTTGTCGGGTGTTAGTGTATAATCAAATTCTTTATTGAAAGTCCATCCTTCACTCTGTACTTCACGCGACACTTCTCTCAGGGTGTTGAGTGCAATCGCAACGTCCGGGTTGGTTTGGGTTTCAACTCTACTTGTAACTTCATTACGAGTCAAAGTACGTTCTGCTACAGTCTGTGAAATGTTCAGAGTGTATTCATACGTTACAGGATCAGTGGCAGGTGTTACTTCTACACCAGCTACTGCAATAGATGTACCGTCAGTAACACCAGTACCACCAATGTAAGTACCAACAGGAATGTTAGCAGTTTCAGTGGTAAGTGTAGTACCTGAAATAGAACCAGTAAATCTAGAGACTTCGTTAATGATGAGAGTTTCTTCAGTTGTCAACGTGGTAACAGGAGCCTGACCAACTGACGCCAGGATCTGATTAACGGCTTTAAGTTCAGTGGAGCCAGTAGTTAGGTAAGGCATAATTGCAAATGAGTATTATTCTCAATAAGGAATTAAAAAAAAGGAGCCTCCGAAGAGACTCCCGTATAAGAAAAATCAGAATGCAGCAGGCTTGGTAGCGGTGCCAGCAAACAGTTCCACAGCAGCAGCGGGATTCAGGTAGTCAGCGCCCATGGCGAGACGACCCAGGATCACGTCACCTTGGTAGATGGTGGACACATCGCCACTGGTGACTTGCACCTGAGGAGCGATAGCTTCCACACAACCAGCAGCTTCACGCTGGAAGATCAGACCGCAGCTGTTAGCAAATTCGGTTTCTTCACCGTACTCGTTATCACCACCGATGCCAGAAACATCGTTAGCAGCATCTTCCATATCTTCACCCACGAAGTCACCAGTGTTACCAGGATCGGTCACACCGGGGTTCGTAGCAGAGCCAGTACCATACTTAGTACCGTACTGAGAGAAGAACGGAATGTTCATGGACTTGTAGATCTTGATACCGGCGATCTCAATGATTCCGTTGCCGCTTTGCAGCGCAGAACCTTGAGCATCACGGTTCACAAGACCGTTCGATCCAACAGCTTGGATCAGTTCATAGTACTGACGGGGGTTAAGAACACCCACACGTCCATCCTGAGACACACCCTTCTCATCCAGAGCAGCAGCAGCGTCATAGAATGCAGACACCAGTGCAGAGGAAGAGTAAGCATCAGAAGCGTTGGTCGTAGTACCAACACGGATCTGAGTACCACCGGGCTCAACATAGTTGGTCTTGGTGATAGGAGAAGCTTTACGTGCACCACGGGTGATAGCACGGAAGATCAGACGGTCATACTTTTGAGCCAGAGCGTAGCCGATCTTACGGCTGATCTCAGAGCGCATGTCGTAATGAGAAAGAACTTCGTCCAGCTCATACAGGAAAGCAGAGCTGATCAGCAGGTCATCAACCGTGATGGTCTTCTCGGCCACCGGCGGTGCACCGTTGGAATCACCCAGGATGCTGTTACCAGGAGTATGGTACTCAGCCTTGGTGTGACCGGTGTAGATGAACTGAAGAGACTTACCGTTGGTAAGCGTACGACGCATAACCAGATCACGAGCGATCGCGTTATGCTGGAAGCCTTTGAACATCTCTCCAGAGAAGAGTTTCAAATATAGGGCGCGGGCGTCGGACCCGCCATTGTCTGCACCCGGGCGAGTCAGACTCGCAGCCATGTCAGAAGATTGAAAAGCCATTTTTAATTAAAGTAAATAAGTATTAAACAGACTTCAAACGTTTGAAAAAATTTTTGTGGTCTATTCCCACCGTCTAGACGGCTAGAGGTATCGGCGTACCGGCTCTAACCAATGCAAGGGAGGTCCTACTCTGAGGTGCCTCCCAAGCTATTACAGAAGACCTTTAAGGCACTTCTTTTGTTTGCGGCATTCTGGCTTTTTATCACCACAAAGACCGCAGCGTTTAAACACAGCCTGGTCATCACCTGGTGTCATAGAAGTGACACTAGCTTTGACCGTATCAGATTGCATTGATTGAAACTGACCGTTTTGTGCACGCTTTCGTTTAGCTGGCATAATTAGTTAAGAACAGTTTTTTTATATGCGGTGCCACGATAGCACAATGCTACTTCTTTCTCCTCACGGATCATTTTGTTGTAAGCATTGACAATGTAGCGCTTTTCGAGATCAGACATAGTTCGTACAGGATAAACCTAACCCCCGTTCCATGGTTAGGCAGTCATGCGTCTATAGTTGACTCTAGAACCATGCGAGTAAATTGTGTCTCCAGGAAGTTGATATCTTCCTGTTCTTGCGGATGACCACCAGGCCATTGTTTTTTGTATAGCCTTAGTGCATCACGAATAATTCGAGCACCATTATCGCACACTTGAATGTCAAACATAGATGAACGTACGAAAAATTAACCGATTGCTGGAGCAGTCAGAGCGACAGGAGTTGTCTCAGCTGCTGCGAGATCCAGCGGGAAGTTGTGGGCATTGCGTTCATGCATGACTTCCATACCGAGACCAGCCCGGTTCAAGATGTCTGCCCACGTATTGATCACATGACCTTCACGGTCTTGGATCGACTGGTTGAAATTGAAACCATTCAGGTTGAAAGCCATGGTAGAAACACCAAGAGCAGTAAACCAGATACCAACAACAGGCCAGGCTGCCAAAAAGAAGTGGAGACTACGGCTATTGTTAAAAGAAGCGTACTGAAAAATAAGACGACCAAAGTAGCCATGAGCTGCAACGATGTTGTAGGTCTCTTCTTCCTGACCAAATTTGTAGCCATAGTTTTGACTCACTTCCTCAGTTGTCTCACGAATGAGTGAAGATGTGACGAGAGAGCCGTGCATGGCGCTGAACAAAGATCCCCCAAACACACCAGCGACGCCCAACATGTGGAACGGGTGCATGAGGATATTATGTTCTGCCTGAAAGACGAACATGTAGTTAAAGGTACCGGAAATGCCAAGAGGCATAGCATCGGAAAAAGATCCTTGACCAAAAGGGTATACCAAGAAGACAGCAGAAGCTGCGGCAACAGGTGCACTGTATGCCACAAAGATCCAGGGACGCATACCTAGTCGATAACTAAGTTCCCACTCTCGTCCCATGTAAGAGTAGATACCGATAAGGAAGTGGAAGACAACGAGCTGGAAAGGTCCGCCGTTGTACAGCCACTCATCAAGGGTGGCTGCTTCCCAAATCGGGTAGAAGTGCAAGCCAATAGCGTTGCTAGAGGGCACGACGGCGCCTGAGATAATATTGTTCCCATACAGAAGGGAGCCTGCAACTGGTTCTCTGATTCCATCGATGTCTACCGGGGGTGCAGCCACGAAGGCAGTTACAAAACAAATAGTAGCGGCTAGCAAAGTTGGAATCATAAGGATACCAAACCAGCCAACATACAAACGGTTGTTAGTGGACGTTACCCACTGGCAGAACTCCTCCCAAGTAGAACGAGACTGCCGTTGTGAAAGAATAGCGGTCATTTAAAAGTGCGGTTACATTTACATTCTTATGTATTTGAGCACTTTGTTAGGGGCGACCAAGGCTCACATCCAGTGCCGCCCCGGTCTTATCAGAACTTATACTTAGCACCCACCTTGGTGCCGAAGCCGTTCTCATCTCCAGTAATGATCGAGACTTCCCCGTATACAGACAGAGCCTCGCTCAGGTCATAGGAACCACCTGCTTTACCAGACAGTTCAGTGGTAGCCTCAGCACCGTCAGGTTGGATGAGGGTAGTACCACCTTGGACATACCAGTTAGCACCTTCGTAACCAACGTGAACGTCCGTAGCAGCACCGGTGTAATCGTCACCGTAGTAACCGGCGTTCGATTCGATGTTTGCGTAGGGACCAGCAATAGCGGCACCGTGTGCCATGCCGAGGAGGAGACCGGAAGCAATAATAGATTTCATGATTAGTTAATTAAGCTTTTTTAGGTTTACGTTTTTTAGCAGTCTTAGCTGCTGCTTTAAATTGTGCGGCAGTAGGTGCTCCCTGGCTGCCAGCTTTGCGCATTTTCTCTCCACTACCAGCGGCGATCCGCTTGCGCTTGGCGTGGATGTTAGCATAGAGTCCAGGTTTTGCCATTATTTTTTCTTAGGGGGACGACCTTTCTTTGTACCGTACGTTCCTTTACCTTGAGGCATTACCATACTCCGGGGATAATTTGACCAGTGATTGCATAAGCACCAAGAGCCGCCATGACGCCAAGCATAGCAAGACGACCGTTAAGCTTCTCAGCCTTTTCATTGTGAGTTTCAGTTACATCCATAATAGTCATAGGTGGTTCGATTGCATAGAGGTTTAGACGACCCCGTTCTTCAGTGACAGTAGTCATCAGAATTGAACATCAGAGTTTTCAAGACGACGCATCAGGTCTTGCCGATACGCCGGGTCACGATCATAGCGTGGATCGCTCATCGCAGCAACCAGTTCAGCCTGACTCTTGAATGAATCGTCTGTGTCCTGGGAGCCACGACCTGTAAGCAGCTGACCATCAGAGCCTACAGAATCGTTGTAACGTGATTGTAGCGCCTGGACGGCGTAGTAGATAGCGTTAGGGTTACCAGAACCCATCACACCATCATACATCTCGATCTCTTCTTTGGAGAAATTATCGCCTGCCCACGCCAGCATAGACTGATAGGCTTTTTCACCGCCCACCATGTCCATCAGCATGTTAGCTTGCTCGTCGGAGAGGAGTTCTTCTTCTCCGTCGTCGTCTGCTTCTGGCTCTGCCTCTGCTGGCTCGCCCTCGTCTTCGGGGGTCGGTACTTCATCACGAGGTTCTCCAAGTTTTTTCTGAAGTTCTACATAAGCTTGTTCAAGAGCTTGTGTGTCCTTGAACTTACCGGCAAGCAATGACTGCTCACCTTGCTCAAGAGACTCAGCAATCGCAAGAGACTCCTTTTCGTCTGAGTTAAGAATCTCAGGATTGGCAGGAGTCTCATTCATTGTAAATGTTTCAGCCATAAATTATTGGGGTGGGATAGGTGGTTGTTGTTGTAGCTCCTGTTGAGCCATCTGCATTTCAGCTTGAGCTTGTTTCTGCTCAACGGCTGCCATCTGTGGAGCCTGTTGTATAGCCATCATCTCTTGCTGCTGTGCCATCTGTTGCTGTTGCTCAGATTGCAGTTCATCCATACTCTTCACAAGGTTGAGTACGTCAATGCCAGAGGCTGCTGCCAGACGTTTAATGACTTCATCAGGATTAATGAACTGACCGATAGCTTCTGGTCCCATAGTCTGTGCAATAATTTGCAAGAACTGACCAAGGCTTTCACGGTCTTGACCACGACCCAAGGCATTAATACCTGCCACGATCGTTGGTCGAACAATGTCACCTTTAGGCAAGCGAGGGATCTCGCCTGTCTTCTGTGCAATGTTCAGTTTACGATTGAGGTATGGCACAAGGAACTCAACAGTTAGCAGGGAGAAGAGTCCTCCGAGTTGCTGTTCCAGTTCGAGTTGTGTCATACGGACTTCCTCTGCCGTAGTGCGTTCACTGTCCCTCACGTTGAGAATCAGGAACGCTTCGTTCAGACGTTGAGTCAGTGACCCGATCATCTGATAAGCAGTCTGGAAGTCAGCTGTCTTACCAACCTGTACAACACCAATGTCATCAGGTCGTCCCTGGATGATAGCACCATTACCTGCCTTGGCAAGAGTCTGGGGCTTGGTGGTACTGCTCGGTGCGACAGTAAATACTACCTTAGCAGCTGCAGCGGAGCCTTCAACGATGGCTTGTGACAGAGCTTCAAGTGACTTCAAGTCACCCAAGAACTCTTCCACTCTACCACGTCCATAGACCTCGCCGTCAACATGGTTGAAGCGTAGCACGAGCCAGGGGTTAGCGTCAATAGGTGCCTTACCCTGTGACTTGGGGAGGATCTTATCGAACATCTCCTGGTGCCACACCCAACGGTTGTTGTCACGAGTGACATGCGTGTAAATAATACATTCATCATCTGGCATAGTAGTGTCATCTACCACACCAGGCTTCATGAGATCAGGGTAAAAATTTTTTACCAGTTTTTTCGAGACTGTTTCTTTTGTTACGATCTCAATAACATTACCATTACCATCTCTATCTACCACATAGCGGTTGAGAGGATAGAGCTTTAGCCCATCCTTACTCATAAAGATAAGAGCATTACCAGCTACAACTAAATGCTTCAATGCTTGGTGAACGACAACCCTATCACCAGACTCCGCAATGGATTCCATGATAGTACGTTCAACCTTTGCAAACGACAAGTCAAGTTCAGATCGAATCTGTGGTCCTAACTCTTGAGGAAGATTGATGTCATTTACCTGCAACTTAAAAAAGCTAGTTTGTGGAGGTAGCAGTGCAAGCATAAGTTTACTTGCAAGCGTCACCACACCTTTGGCTCCTGTTGACTGCCACGGTTGCGGCAGCCTTAGGTTAGTCTTGGTAGAACTCTCATCATCCCGAATAAGGTAAGGAAGAGTTAGATCTGCTGCTTGTCTAGCAGAGTTAAGAAACTGGGAACGGCGTGAAGACAGTCTGTCGTATCGTTGTTTAGCTGTCATTAAGCGTTAACCATTCCTGATTGAATTGTGGCTAGACCGGTATAAGGGGATGCGGTACCAAACTGTGAACCAATACGGCGACGGAACTGTTGAGCAGCACCAAGCTTAGGAGTTGTACCAGCACCTTGGAGTTGGAGACTAGGTTGCAGGCTTGCGCTATAAGCATTTTGAGCTTGAGCACGCATAGCAATTTCCATTTGTTTACGCTGTTCTTCTGCTTGCTTAGCCTGTTCAATCATCATCTGCTCATACCGTGCCATCATCTCCTCACGCTCCTTTTGGAAATCAAGTACCTGCTGATCAGTGGATGACGTGTCAAATGACGGCTCTCTATCACGATCACGATCTCTCGATTTTTTAGATCTCTTTTGCTTTGGCCCACCTGAGATGTACATCATATCGGGAGTGCCACCATCCATCTTTCTGTAGAAGTCTGCTCTCCGCCTTTCATAGACATCGCGAGACATTCTATCAGACCTGAACTGCGGCTCAATACCACGCATACGCGGAATACCACCGTACTTTTTCTCTAGCTTTTTCTTCTGTTTTTTACTAAAGCCAAGATACCTTGATGATGAGTATTTATACTGGTCCCTTTTACTCGCTTCGGGACGTTTTACTGCATACTTGTAGCTTTTTTTATCTTTCTTTTTGCCCATTAGTTTTCCTCCATATATTTGATGACCCACTCAACGACACTACGTTGACCGGATCGGTACATAATTTTTTCCATTGTATCGTCAGGTGTAGGGTTTGTGGGTGGGAAGGATTCTTCTAGTGCATGAATTAAACCTCGGGAGTTCATCCCAAGGACTTCAAGCATATTGGGGGAGGTTGACATTGCTATGCTCGAAGAAGGCTGGCATTCTAGCTGCTTTAGTTGCGGACAATTCTGGGGCTTTACCCTCATACATTAGCCGGTCGCTAGAATCCAGCCAAAATTTTTTGTCCAAATATTTATCGGTAGTATTTACACCTAGTGGTTGCATTACCCAATTGATAGTTGCCTTCCTGAGTTTATCAAGAGAAGGACTGATGTTATACCCCAGCTCAGTATGAACCAGACTATTGGTAGCCACATGAATTTGTTCATCTCGACTAATATCAGCGGAAACCGTTCTCATCCCAGCGTCACCATTAAAGCGGAAGAATGGTAGAAGAACGAAGAAAATCGCACGTTCAGCCACCATGGCTTTCGTGATCGTGTGATCTGGATGTGCCTCCCAAGCGGTCCTAAGCCTCTTGGCTTCCTTCTCAGCTTGCGGATCAACACCGTAAGCATTGGCGATGTAACCAAGTGCGAGGTCATGGTTCTCTTCGTCTTTAACGTTGGATGCCAGTATTTCACGGGCCAACGTTGGTACTTCACTATTGAGGGCATGAGTAATAAAATCTCCCACAGGCAGTTCCATATGTCGCAATGCAAGAGCACGGAAGATCGCTTCCTCCGCGCCCGCTTTGCATGTACCAGCAGTTGTCTGTACTGGCGTCCATTTGCGCTTCCGCGCTTGTAGTTTTTCGTAAGGGTTCATTCTGCACAATCACATTGAGGTTCTGGTGTCTCCTCTTCAGTGATTAGGCTAGCAAGATAGTCCTCGACCTCTGTCTCTTCGAGAGCAGCATACGCGCTTGACTTATCTTGAACGTCGCCCATCACCTGGAGACTATAATAAAGAGAAGTCTGGGGCGATTCAAGCCACTCCTGGATAAACTCTTCATCATACGTGACCACATCGGACCACGAGTTGAAGCTGTAACCATGTAGAAGTCCAGTCTTGTTAAGTAGAGTCATGATGCCATCGGCAACACGTTTGTAAGCTTCCCAGCCTACTTTACTGGCGATCTCTACGTCACCATAGTTGTATGTTTGTACTCCGAAAGTACCTGAGTCACGATCGACTGTCTGCGAGATAGGCGGAGCGATTTCTGGTGTGCAAGTATAGCCATCCAGATCTGTGCTTCGATAACTGCAGGAGGCAGTGGGCGCAATAGCAAAGGCTCGAACCATTTCATTGTTGCGAGCAATGCTGGCTGCAAGCTCAATGCCAGTGTTAATTTGGGTGACAAGTTCATAGGCTGCAGACCGTACTGATTCTCCTTTGTTGAATTGTTCCAACGCTCGACCAAACTGGTCATACGTCACTCCGTACCGACGAAGTAGGTTGGCGAGTCCGAGCAATCCCAACCCAACTTGTCTGTCAGTTTCACTGGGGAGATACTCTCCGCTGCTCCCAACACCTGTTTTACCATGGAGTTGGCACAGTTGGGACATACCTTCAGCAAAAGCGTTAGGGATGTCGTCGAACTCACAGGCACCGAGATTGACATGTTGGAGTAGACAGGTACCTCGTGAGGGCAGGTAAACCTCAAGGCAGACGTTACCTCGGATGCGTTTTCCTTCGTTGTCATATTTTACTTTGTTGAGCCAGATGTCACCTGATTTGATACCGTAGAGGAGGTCCTCCTTAAACGTACACCCCTCCCACCATTCGGGGGTGATGTTGATGCATCGCTTAACCCACGGAAGCTCGGATCGAGGAGTGAGAATAAAGTCACGAGCATCAGGATGGGATAAATCAAGGTGGCAAACAATCGCACCGTTACGATAAGTGCCTCCGCGCCGAAGTATTTCATTTAGCGTTGAGTAGATTTTTGCAAAGGATACTGGCCCGCTCGCAATGAGTTTGTCATTTCCTTTAACCGACTCAGTTCCTTTGGGTCGCAGTTTCGACAGGTGGATCGCGCAGCCTGCTCCATTTCGTAGAGCGTGACTAGCAAATTTCCAGCTTGATTCAATTCCATCAGGTCCCTCCATAGAGTCTTCGACGGTGAATACCGTGCACGACACCGGCAGTCTGGACGTTGGATTATCCAACCAAGATTGGACACGTCCCGTGCGAGAAATATAAGATGCGGTCATGGGTTGATAAGGTCGTTCAAAATGGGAGGCTGGTAGTTTGGTCCTTTCAGGACTTTACCATCGGCTCGGCGGATGGGTGTACCGTCTAATCCTAGCTTAGACATGTTGCTTCTGTGGACGCGATCTAGTGCCTCTTCTAGATCCCACTCCATGTTCTCGGCATATTGGAAGCAAACATACACAAGATCTGCAAGCTCTTTCAGTTCGTTTTCGTATGGTTCGTTGTGAAATGCACTGCGGAATTCATGATACTCTTCATCGATCAAACCCAGTTGCATAGTCCGGTTGTCCGGCGTGTTCTGGATCCCATACGCTGAACGGAATTGAATTGCTTGATCGCTCAGACTGTTCGACCTGCAGTGTTGTGTGGTAGAGTTCATTTTCAAGGTAGTGGATAGCCTTTTTAAGATCTTTCTCTTTCGATTCAGAAGACTTGTAACCGGCTCTGCAAATATATTTAATAGCATTGCCGAGATGGTAATTGAGTTGTTGGTCTCGGATAAAATCCCAGACTTCTATGGCTCCTCGTGTGTAGTGGGCGGGTGAATCGGCCATTTTTTGACTAAGTTGCTTACGGTATTGGATAGGACAAAGTTTTGCTTCTGCAAGGCAAGGAAGACAGTGATGATGTCCTCCTTACCTGCTTCAGGTAGAAGGTCATTTAACCTTCTCATCTTTAGATCCTGCTCCATCGTCAACTCTGTAATCGGCGGAGGGGGTCCAAAGAATGGGCTGCTGTTTGTCGAAGTCATAGTCAGATGCTGTGAGGATCTTTGCGAGTCTTGCATTTTCAAGTGCGACATCTTCGGAAAGATCTTTCTGAGCAAACGCTTGAACGACAGTCTCCCAAGAATACCCTTTCTCTTCGAATAGGGTGATTGCACGTTTAATACCAATACCGGGTACGCCGGCATAACCATCTGTTTGATCTCCTGCTAAGGTTTGTACAAGGTGCCACTTCTCCCCTTCTGCCTTTTCCACATTCATCATTTCTGACATGTCAAAGAGGCGACCTGGGATCTGGCGCATGTCCTTGTCGGGTGAGCAGATCACACAATCAGGGTTGCTTGTAGCGTAAATACCTAAGGCATCATCAGCCTCAAGTGTTGGCATGAGGATAACTTCATACTCAGTCTTGAGTCGGTTAATCACACGCTTGTAACCGCAAGGTTTCTTGCGTTGTCGATGCCCTTTGTATGCGGGCTGGATAGATTTACGAAAGTTTACACTGTCGCTAAAGAACAGAATTAGTTCAGGTACATCCCAAAGAAAGTTGTTAATGATTTTGAGGAGGTCACGCTTGACGTTACCATAAGCCTCACTAAATTTACTTGTAACAAGAATTACATCATCGCCCCAATCAACTTCAGTTTCAGCACCAGCGCAAGCTTTGTAGACCACGTAATCAGCGTCTACAAGTATCTTCACCTGCCTTGCCCCCGATAAGCTTTCTTACCACGCTTGGGGACGGAATTACGTCCGCTGCCTTGACGGGTTTTCTTTGCGACTGATTTAATCTCAGTCTTGTTTTTCTTGCTGTACATTAATGAGTTTCACTCCAGTTGTTTCCGTGGGTTGCTTCCGCGTCGATGCGGATGCGCATGTTGTAGTACTCCCCAGCTGCTGTAGCGCTGTATACCAGGGATGTTGATAAGTCCCCAACGTGTTCTGGGGCGCATTCAAATTGTAGTTCGTCATGAATAAAGGCTAACTGCGATGCACATAGCTGTGCGTCTCGCATTGTGTCTTGGTTGATAACCATCCACCGCTTTGCGATAACACCGGCTCCTGACTGGAGGCAGTAGTTCAACGCTTTGTGAGGTGAATCAACCGCAATTTTTCTTCCGTCGATAGACTTGATGAACCCTCTCTCCGAAGCTTTTTTGATAGCTTCGAGCAAGTCACCCAATCCTTCAATTGCTTCGACGTATGCTGCACGGATCTCTTTACCCTTTGCTTTAGCTTTTGCAGTGGAGAGTTGTGGGTCATAACTGTGTCCGATTTTTTCGTCACCCGCACCGTACAGCATAGCGTACGTCACGGTCTTCACAGCCCTACGGCTGATACCTATTCGGTCAGCGTTGACCTGGTGGATGTCTCCGTTGAGGAGGATGTCGGCATAACGTCCTTCATCATACTTAGCCAAATAATGGGCAAGCATACGAAGTTCAATGCCAGACAAATCAGCCCCGACCATATGTAACCCCGGACTCGGGATAAAGAGCTTTCTAAATCGTTCATCAGCGGGGGTCTGCCCAAGGTTGGGGTTACGGTGGGCACATCTGTGCGTGTTAGTTGCGACGGAACAATGATGATGGATACGCTTAGCAGTCGTACTCAACTTCAGCCAGGCGTTTGCGCCTTCTGAGATCATTCCAAGCATCTTCGTTATCGTCAAAATCCGGAGGAACATCGTCGCTACTTCCGTCCCAATCTCCTTCAGGATCACCTCGTCGATAACAGGTTTCCCAGTAGTCGTCTTCTGCTTTGGAGTCCAGCCATAGAATTGTTGCAAGATCCATGATATATGATCGCGAGAGGATGTGTTGAGTTCTTTCAGTCGAGTAAAGGATGCACCCTTGACATATCCTTGCGTGCGGTTATCTCGTTTAGGAGTGAATTCCGATCCTCGGACGAAAGGGTGCCGGTTTCGTAGTAGCTCTTCAGTTTCTCTAAGTTCTTGTCTGAGAGTAAATGCAAGTTCCCATGCAGCGTTCTCATCAAAAGCCCATCCATGAATTTCTTGTTGTGTGAGGATTTCTTGTACCCTGTGTTCTAGCGCGACCCACTCAGGTATGGGAGGAAGTGGTGCCATAATTTTGTTGTGACCTTCACGTCTTGAATACAGTAGTCCTCCATTTCTTGTGACCATGTTTTCCAGTCAGAATTGCTTCCGTAGTTTCCTTTGTGTTCTTTAAGCCTGTGACCGTATGCTTCAAGCGAGTGCTTGCCGTACAACTTTAGAGGCATACCATCCCAGTTATGCTTTTTATCTAAGTTAACCATGTCTGGATGATACAGCCTGCTGAGTAGCAGAGTGTCAATCACGTACGGTTTTTGGAACCAAGGGTAGAGCTTGCAGATAACAGGTATGTCATACCCTATGATGTTGTGACCAATGATTTGATCAGCATCCGCAAGTCTCTGTATGCCCCTACTAATCGGTTCTTGATTACCTTCGTCGTTATACGATAAGGTTTGGTCCGTCGTGAGATCATGGATAGCCAGGCAGTGGATGGTAGTAACATCTTTTAACAGTCCGTCTGTTTCTATGTCAAAGACTAAACTCACTTCCCGTTCCATCGAAACGTCTTGTCCTTGAATTGGGCACGTTCAATGGCTTGGGTAGTGGGCGGGTTAGGACGCTTGAGTTCAGAAGTCTGTGGTTGCATCGAACTCTGGTTCTGCTTGAGTTTCATGGAATTTACAGGTGTTAAGGTCATAGTCTAACATACAGGCTACTCCAGTCTCGCCCGAATAGCGATTCTTAAGAACTCTAACTGTCGTAGCACTTCGAGCTTGGTTGGATTGTTGATTTCGTTCCAATCCAATGACCGCGTCGCTGAGTTGAGCGATTGCAGCAGATCCGCGCAATTGTCCGAGCGTAACTCGTGCACCTTCTTCATGATTTTGATCCGATGATGTACGTTTGAGGTGAGACACAAGGAACAATACAATACCTGTGCGTTCGACCAATGACCGTAATTTGGTCATGGTTGTGTCGATCATCCGCCGTTCGTCTCCGTCAAGCCCAGAAAGGAGGATGGAGAGGTGATCCAAGAAAATGATTCTACAGTCGAGACCTGATGCCAGGTACTCAATGCGATTATAGATAACATCAGGATCATAGCTGCCGAACCCATCAAAAAGATACAGGTTCCAATTAGCCATGGTAGCGTCAAACGCTTCCGTAAGTTCTTCATGAGTATGTTCTCCAAGGTGTAATGATTTACCTACATGAGCACTCATCAAACCTAGAGCTGTACGGCGGTTGGATTCTTCCAACGCCAGGTAACCGACCCGTTCTCCTTTTGAAAGAAAGTCAGCTGCAAGCTCACGACAGAATGAGGATTTTCCTTGGCCAGAGCCGCTAGTGATGCACACAAGCTCGCGATATCTGATCCCGTGAAGCTTTGATTGTAATCCTTGAAATGGGTAGTCATGGTCAGCAGCAGGTGATGGTGTGGTGACAACTTCGAGAAGGCTCTTGCCTTCAATTATACCATCTGGACGGTAAGGTTTTGCATCCCAAATAGCTTTACAAACCGCGTGAGAGTCATTGGCAGAGATGGCGTCTGACGCATCTTTATAGTCACCGAGTAAGTTAGCGATCTTGACCTTGCCCGGTGGTAAGACCTGACACGCCTCCTCCGTTGCCTTACGGCCAGCGTCGTCATTGTCGAAGAACAAGACAATCTCTTCATAGCCCTGTAGCCATTCGAGATTCCTTTGGATCGCCTTCCTTGCCGCAGCGGCACCGCTAGGTAGGCTGACCATCGGCCACCCCGACATAGCTTCATAACACGACACTGCATCGAGTTCTCCCTCGGTGATGACGACCCGTTTTCCAGTAGATGGAAACAAGTGTTGTCCAAAGAAGGTACCTGTTGACTCCCCTTCATAGCGGAATTGTTTGTCTTTGGTTTTTACTTTGGCACCTTTGACAATGCCAGATTCGTCATGATAGTAAAAGCGTAGCTTGTCACCATCACGGTAGATTTTGTATTTCTCACATACTTTTTGTGAGATGTTGCGTTTCTGCAGCCGTTCGGCTGAGCCTAGTATTTGCACACTTTTGGTTTGATGAATGTGTAAAGATGGTTCACCATCACCGTGTGTGTAGTGATGGCAAACAAAACAGTAGGAGTGACCGTCATCGTAGACACTCTTGGCATCTGATGACCCGCACTCCCCACATGGCTCATGAAATAAGAATTCAGAGGAGCCAGTCGATAGGGATGTCCTTGAAGGATGTCCAAGGGATGTCATGCTTCTCGCACCACTTAGCGTATGTAGTTTTAGATTTTTTGCTGATCTTATTGTATGGAGCCTGGAAGACCATACGCAAGTCAAGGTTAGGATTGAGATCCTTTACAGCCCTGATCTTACGTCGGTCAGCAGGTTCCCAGTAGCCCTTACACTCCAGCACGACACCGTTTGGTAAAACAAAGTCAGGTGTGTACACGTGCTGGATAATGTAACGAACTCTAGTCGTTTCGTATTCGTACTTTACTCCAAGATCGACAAGTAGATCAGCTACTTTCTCTTCGAGCTTGGATCTGAATGCCATCAGTCATCCAAGTTCTTTTCAATGATAGCCTCAACGACATCAGTTACAGCACGTTGCATTTCATACTTGAAGTCGTTCTTATCAGCCTTGTAACGGGTGACGTTGATGGGAGGCAGTTGGATGTCAAGGGTACCTTTGTAGATACCAGTCACCTCATCCTTGGCAACAGTGAATTGGAAATCAGAAGTCATCAGACATGTCCTCGGGGATAACAGTTACAGAAGGGTCGCCGGCTTTGAAGCCTTCAGTCTTACCAAACAGGGCAGCTACATCTTCAGCAGCCATATCGCCAGTGTCTACACCAGCTCCTGAATTGAGAGACACCAGTTGTACACCAACCAGTTTAAGACTCGTTCCATACGTGACTCCATCACGCAGGATATACGGCTTTTGATAGAACGCCAGCTTAACTGTGCTTCCAGAATACATGGGCGTATTCTCATCTGTGACGTGTACACCCTCGGTGTCGACGACAGGTGGTTTGGTTTCTTCATTCCAAGAGAACTTAACCTTGTACTTACCCTCAGCAACTTCTTCCCACGGCTCAGGCTTGAGCGTAGAACGCTTAGGGTTCTTCAGTTTACCTTGTGCCCACTGCAGTGATTCCTCACGGTCAGTTTCAAGGGCGTCAATCATTTCCTCACCGACAATAGCAGAGAGGGAGTAGCCAAACTTACTTGGCTTCAGCACAGCCTGGTAACCTTCGAGGATCACGGGCTGTTCAGTCTTGTGGATAGTACGTGGCATTAACAAAAAAAGTAAGTGGATTCAATCACGGATTCCGGTTCAAGGTCTCCAATGATCGGTGGTTCAGTCTCTGCTCCTATCTGGTGAGCAAAGTCTCGCAAGTAATCGTGCTCTGCAAAGAGGTGCATATATGTCTCTCGTACAATTGCACTGAGAGAAGACATGTCAGTAGCACGACACAATACAGAGTCATGAATGAGAGCGATCGGTGCGTCGAAACGAAGCGCACTGAAGTGGAGAAGAGATGCATCAAGTGAGTGGATTAGATTCGGTGCTGTTGCGTTCTTGTGGTGTTGCTTGTCAACCTTGTCATCGTCATCGACGGCGACGGTTAACTTACAACGACCCATCAACTGCAACTCGACTTGTTCTGTTTTCTTTTTCATAAGCTTTTGAGTGACGACAAATCCTGATGGAGTTGTCCATGTCAGCTCTTTCTCTCCTCTGTCAATTGCCTTGGCAACTTCAGACTCGATCCAGCTCATGACAGCCATGGGACCAGGTACGACCTCATCCATAGCATTTCTAACAGCAACGACTGTTTTTGTCAAGTCGTCTTTGTCGATCTCGACACCTTTCTCTTTCAGTGCATCTCTGATGTACCCACGGTTGCTAAAAGGTTTAGCATTGTAGGGTACCGTCATAACTACTCGCTTGACAGTTTTTCTATCCATATGTAAGCGGATACTGTCAGGGCAGTAAGGGCTAGCACTAGTAGCAACGACTGCATAAGCATCTTGTGGTTTGTCAGATGGTAGGACGTTGACTAACTTGGCTGTGCTCTTATCTCTAGCTAGACCAGCTAGGATTTGGAGTCCACTGCAAGTCGCATCTGTGGCGATAGGCAGGCGTGTGAAATGACGATCACACTTTAGCACACAATGATAGTACTCATCACATGCTGCAAGGAATTGCCATGGTTCGTCAGCGGTTTCCCATTCGTGTA